GATGAATCACTTCACTCAAAGATGGGTTGCCAATTGTTCAGACATATGTGTGATGAGTTTCCTGAATTATTAGAGGAAGCTAAAAAAGATATCTATGAAGCAGCTCTAATCATTAGAGATTTAGAACATAAATTCATTGATAAGATTTTTGAAATGGGCGATTTGGAGAATCTTAAAAAGAATGACCTAAAAGAGTTCATTACAAAAAGAGTTAATGAGAAATTGGGAGAGTTAGGATATAACCCAATTAAAGGTGGAGATGATTACTTTGAGTTTAACGAAAAGAAAGCATCTGAATTAGATTGGTTTTATCATCTTACAGGTGGAGTAACACATACAGATTTCTTTGCTATGAGACCTACTGATTATAGTAAGGCTGGCGAGGGAGAAAATTGGGATGATATATTTTAAAAAAAGTTTATGAAAAATTACGCAGAAGAATTAGGGTGGGAAGTAGATGTTGATTTTCCATCTTGGGGAAATAATGAGATATATGTAAAGACCATATCCAAAACATATTTGCAAGCTGGTGAAAAACCAAAAGATGCATATTGGAGAGTTGCTACAGCAGTTGCTAAGAGATTAGAAAAGCCACAATTAGCAACAAAATTTTTCGATTACATTTGGAAAGGTTGGCTATGTTTAGCTACACCAGTATTATCAAACACAGGTACGGATAGAGGTTTACCAATATCTTGTTTTGGTATTGACGTGGGTGATAGCATTTTTGAAATCGGTTCAAAGAATTTAGAATTGATGTTGTTAGCGAAACATGGAGGTGGTGTTGGTATTGGAATCAATATGATACGACCTGCAGGTTCTAAAATCACCGGAAACGGAACAAGTGATGGTATTGTACCGTTTGCAAAGATATACGATTCTACGATACTTGCAACCAATCAAGGAAGTGTTCGTAGAGGAGCAGCATCGGTGAATATTAAAATTGAACACAAAGATTTTGAAGATTTTTTAGAGATTAGAGAACCTAAAGGTGATGTGAATCGTCAATCATTAAACTTACATCAATGTGTTGTAGTTAGTGATAGATTTATGAAAAAAGTTGAGGAAGGTGATTCGGAAGCTAGACGTAAATGGGGTAAGTTACTTCAGAAAAGAAAAGCAACTGGTGAACCTTATATTATGTACAAAGGAAATGTGAACAAAGCAAATCCTGAAATGTATAAGAAAAATGGTTTGAAAGTCCATATGACTAATATATGTTCAGAGATTGTATTACATACAGATGAACAGCATTCATTTGTTTGTTGCCTAAGTTCATTAAATTTGGCAAAGTATGATGAGTGGAAAGATACTGATTTAGTATATACATCTACTATTTTCTTAGATGGTGTATTAGAGGAGTTCTTACAAAGAGCTAAGAATATGAAAGGATTTGAGAATTCAGTTCGTTCAGCAGAAAGAGGTAGAGCATTGGGATTGGGTGTATTAGGATGGCACACTTACTTACAACAAAAAGGATTACCATTTGAAGGATTGCAAGCTCAATTTGAAACCCGTAAGATTTTCTCTCAGATGAAAATTGAAAGTGAAAGAGCAAGTAGAGATTTAGCATCTGAATATGGTGAACCACTATGGTGTAAAGAAAGTGGATTTCGTAATACACACTTAAGAGCAGTAGCACCTACGGTATCAAACTCTAAATTGAGTGGTAATGTTAGTAGTGGTATTGAACCTTGGGCGGCGAATGTATTTACCGAACAAACATCAAAAGGAACTTTTATCAGAAAGAATCCTGAATTGAGAAAAGTATTAAAGAAAATTGGTTTTGATACAAAAGAAACTTGGGACAAGATTTTAGCAGATGGTGGTTCTGTAATGGAATTAGATTTCTTAGATGAATGGTGTTATTTAGATGGTAAGTTAGTTGAGTGCAATGAAGTTACCGAAGAATCTCACAAAGGAAGATGTTATTCAGTAAAGGATGTATTTAAAACATTCAAAGAAATTAACCAATTAGATTTAGTAAGACAAGCTGGTATTAGACAACAATATATAGACCAAGCAGTTTCTCTAAATTTAGCATTTCCTGCAATCGCAGAACCAAAGTGGATTAATCAAGTTCACTTAGAAGCATGGAAGCAAGGTGTAAAAACACTTTACTATATGAGAACTGAATCGGTATTAAGAGGTGATATTGCGGCAAAAGCAATGGACCCAGAATGTGTAAGTTGTGAAGGATAATATTTAAATAAAAGATAAAGACATGTTAGAAGTAAAAAGATTTTCGGCAGTATGGTGTGGGCCGTGTAGAGCATTAGCACCGGTAATGGAAGGAATTAAATCACAATATTCAAATGTAGTATTTGAAACAATCGATGTGGATACGGACCACGAGCAGGCATCTAAATATGGAATACGTTCAGTACCAACTGTAGTATTTGTAAAAGATGGTGTTGAGATTGATAGATTGGCAGGTGTAAATGCAAAGATGACATATGAAAACAAAATAAACGAGTACCTAAAATAGACTTGTTTTTATTAAAAAGTTTTTGTATCTTTGTGTTACACTAAAATGTTACAATGTATCAAAACATATACTACCAACGGAATACCAATACCGTCCATATTTGGGATGATGTAAAAGGATATTTCACTATACCTTACCAAAGATACGCTTTCAAACCCGCTCAAAACGGAGAATGGGAGAGTATCTATGGTGATAGGTTAACAAAGATTTACAAATACACAAAAGAAGATGAAGGTTTATTCGAATCGGATGTACCTGAAGTTACTAGAGTATTAGTAGATTTATATACAAATTCAGATATACCATCGGAAGGGCATAGAGTATGTACTTTTGACATTGAGGTAGAGATGATTACTGGTCTACCTGACACCGAAAAGGCACAGAATGAAATAACTTCTATTGCTGCACATGATTCGGTGGAAGATTTCTATTATGTGTTAGTTCTCGATAAAAAGGGAACAATGACTTCTTCAAAAACGGAAAACAGAATTGTAGTTCCGTTCAAATCAGAAGGAGAGATGCTATCTAAGTTTCTTTCCATATACGAACACATAAATCCAACAATTATTACTGGGTGGAACATCGATTTCTTTGACGTTCCTTATCTTTACAATCGTTTAAAAAATGTATTAGGTGAAAAGCAAGCGAGAAGATTATCTCCTATTAGAGAAGTATTCTTTTCACCATATAGAAAGAAATGGTTCATAGGAGGAGTATCAGCATTAGATTATTTAGTATTATACAAGGAATACAACTATACTGAATTAGATAACTATCGTTTGGATACCGTTGCTAAAATTGAATTGGGCAGAGGTAAGGTAGAATACTCTGGTAATTTGGATGATTTATTTAGGGATGATATTGAAAAGTTTATTGAGTATAACTTAGAAGACGTTCGATTGATTGTAGATATGGATAAGAAACTACAATTCATTGACCTATGTAGAGGTATTGCTCACGCCGGACACGTTGCTTATGAAGATGTATTTTTCACATCTCGTTCATTAGAAGGTGCGTTATTATGCTTCCTAAAACAAAGAGGTTTAGTAGCACCAAACAAAATGAGGAAAGAGGATTCGGATAGAATGTTAGATTCAATGCGAGAACAGGGTGGCATAAATGAAGGAGAAAAAGACCAGAAGTTTATTGGAGCTTATGTAAAAGACCCGATTGTTGGTAAATATGATTGGATATATGATTTGGATTTAACTTCACTATACCCATCAATCATTATGACGGTGAATATTTCACCTGAAACAAAGATGGCAAAGGTTGATAATTGGGATGTTCAGAGGTATCTTAAAAAAGAAGATGATTTCTATACAATAAGCGGAAAACAAATAGCAAGAGATAAGTTTGAAGATTTTTTAAAGAGTAGTGGAAATTCAATTGCATCAAATGGTGTAATTTATAGACAAGATAAAATAGGATGCATCCCTGCTATATTAGATGAATGGTTTAGTAAGCGTGTTGAGTATCGTAAGTTAGAAAAGAAGTATGGTGAAGAAGGAGATGCTGAAAAATATGCATTCTATAAGAAAAGACAATTAGTACAAAAGATTTTACTTAACTCACTATATGGAGTATTAGGATTGCCATCATTTCGATTCTATGATGTGGATAACGCTGAAGCAGTAACCTTAACGGGTCAGAGGGTAATTAAATCTACCGCTGATATGGCTAACATCAAATACAATAAAGAGTTAGGAACAACAGATGGTGATTACAACATTTATATTGATACCGATTCAGTATTCTTTTCAGCTGTACCTTTATTAGAAAAGAGGCATCCTAATTGGAGAGATATGCCAGATGATGAAGTTGCGATGAAAGTGGATGGAATCGCAGGAGAAACACAGGATTACTTAAATAATTTCTATGATGTATTCTCTGAAAGAATATTAAATGTTTCAAAGGATAAGCATAGATTACAGATTAAAAAAGAATTTGTAAGTAGGTCTGGAATTTGGATTGCAAAGAAACGATATGCTCAATGGATTATTGCTGAGAATGGTATTAAATGTGATACACTTCAAGTAAAAGGATTGGATGTAGTTCGTTCTTCGTTTCCAGGAGCATTCAAAGTGTTTATGAAACAAACATTAATTGATATCCTACGAAGTGAACCAAAGGAAGTAATGGATGAGAAGATTATGACATTCAAAGCATCGTTACCATTAATTGGATTCTATGATATTGCTAAGAGTAGTTCGGTTAAAGAGTTATCTAAATATACACCGGCTAAAGGAGCTATGTTCCAATTCGCAAAAGGAACTCCTGCTCACGTTAAAGCGGCATGGACTTATAATCAATTATTGAAACACTTTAATTGTGGGTTCAAATACTCTCCTATGAGAAATGGTGATAAAATGAAATGGGTATATCTTAAGCAAAATCCATTGGGATTGGATACCATAGGATTTAAGGGAGCAAATGACCCGGAGGAAATAGAATCTTTCATCAAAAATTATATCGATTATGATAAGATTTTTGAGCATGAAATGCAGAACAAATTAGAGGATTTCTACAAAGCATTAGGATGGGGACATTTACAATTAAAAATAACCAAATCTGATAAATTTTTCTCATTTTAATTTGGTAATTTGAAAAACAATTCGTATCTTTATAACAATAAAAAATAAAACAAAAATTATGGAAAAAAATCGTTTAAGCCGCTTTATCTCAAAGTATAATTTGGCAGGATTAGTTGAATCAGTTGCATGGAATTCAGAAGGTGGTAAACTTTCTACTAAATTCGTATCAGATGATAAGACTGTATTAGGAGTAGTTACATTGGATAATTTTGAATTTGAAGATGCTACTATAGGTGTGTATAACACAAACACATTAAAAGGTTTATTGAATGTGTTAGGTAATGATGTGCAGATTGATTTGAAAAAAATTGATGAAAAACCAATTTCTCTTTCATTAACATCTGATTCTACAACTGTTCAGTATCAATTAGCAGATTTAACTGTTATCCCAAATGTACCTGATTTAAAGCAATTACCTGAGTTTGGTATCTCTATTGATTTAGATGCAAACTACATTGATAAATTTATCAAAGCAAAGAGTGCGTTAAGTGATGTAGATAACTTTACTGTATTAACCGAAAAAGGTAAATTGAAAATTGTTATTGGGTATTCTAATATCAATACAAACAGAGTTGATATTGTAGTAAACGATAATTTTACTCAAGAAGTTAAACCAATTTCATTCTCAGCGAAATACTTCAAAGAAATACTTTCTGCTAATAAAGAAGCAAACAAAGCTACTTTAGCAGTATCTAAGGATGGTTTATCGCATGTTGAATTCGCAGTAGATGGATACACTTCATCTTATTATTTAGTTGAAGTACAATTATCATAATTTTAAACCCAATAAAGTATGAGTTTTTTTGAACAACAAGAAGAAGAAGTTCACTCACTTTGGGTTGAGAAATATAGACCTACAAAGTTAGATGATTATGTAGGTAATGAGAATCTTAAAGCAAAGGTAAAGGGATATATCGAAAGTGGTGATATCCCTCACCTTTTGTTTTTTGGTAAAGCAGGAACAGGTAAGACTACTTTAGCTAAATTGATTGTAAAAAACATAGATTCAGATGTGATGATTATAAACGCATCAGATGAAAATAATGTTGATACGGTTAGAAATAAGGTTAAAAACTTTGCAAGTGGAGTTGGTTTCAAAAAATATAAGATTGTTATCTTAGATGAGTTTGATTATATGACTCCAAACGCACAAGCATTGTTAAGAAACTTAATGGAAACATTTAGTAGACATTGTAGATTTATTTTAACCTGCAACTATATTGAAAAAATCATCTTACCAATTCAAAGTAGGTGTCAATCATTTCAAATTGTACCTCCGACTAAAAAAGATGTAGCAGTTCAGATTGCTAAAATCTTAAAGCAAGAGGAGATGCAATTCAACCCAACTGATTTAGTCCCTATTGTAGATGGATATTATCCTGATATTAGAAAAATTATTAACACCTGTCAATTAGCTTGCGTAGGGGGTGTATTAAAAACTGATAGTGCTACAATTGTAGATTCAGATTTCCGTATTAAATTAGTAGAGATACTTAAATCAAAAGATGAACTTAGAAATAAGTTTATGAATGTTAGACAGTTAGTTGCGGATAATAGAGTAACTGATTTTACCGATACATACACATATCTTTATGATAAATTGGATGAGTATGCAAAGGGTAATACTGCAAATGTTATTATAGCATTAGCGGAAGCATCGGCAAAAGATGCATTAGTGGTAGATAAAGAGATTCAATTTATGAGTGGTATTATTGCAGTATTACAAATACTCAATAAATAATGCATCCAATTATAATATATTTTTGTGTGATACTAACTCAATTGGCTTTAGCAGTTTTTAAAGTGTTAGAAATCAAATGGGTAGTTGAGAATGATATAACAAAATCAGTAGTATTATTTAATATACAAACAATGTTTTGGATTGCTTCTACCGCATGGTCAGTAGATAGTTTTTTAAAAGGAGACTGGATTACTATTATTTTATTTTTATTATCCGGCTCAATTGGTAAACTTATAATACTAAAATACTTCAAACGAAAAGAGGAATGTGCGGAATAATAGGAGGTAATGGATTTACCGATAAAACAATTAAGGTGGGGTTAGATAAAACTATACACAGAGGAAGAGACAACTCTTCCTTTGTTGATATAGGAGGATTTTTTGCCGGTCACAATCGATTATCTATACAAGACCTTTCCGATACTGCAAATCAACCAATGTTCGATGTGAGTGGTGAGGTTTGTATTGTTTATAATGGAGAGTTATGGGATAGTGTTGAAACAAAGGAATTAAAGAAATCATTGAAAACTCCGTTCCGAACAAAATCCGATACTGAAATTATTTTAAATGCTTACTTAGAAATAGGTGTTAATTCGTTTGAAATGCTAGATGGGATGTTTTCATTCTGTATAGTCGATAAAAGAATAAACAAAGCATTTGTAGTTAGAGATTTTGTAGGAGAACTTCCATTGTGGTATGCGATAAATAACGATGGACAATTAGTATTTTGTTCAGAGAAAAAAGGATTACCTATAAGTGAGTTATTTGATACTCAGGTTAAGGCAGTTTATCCTGGAACATATCTACAATATGATTACATCACATTAGAACATTCTACCGAAACATACTATAAACTACCTACTGAAATTATAAATGATGATAGGGAAACTATTATCAAAAACATACGAACTTTATTGGATGAAGCGGTAGGTGTTAAAATGATTTCCGATGTGCCTATTTGTACGATATTAAGTGGAGGTATAGATTCTGTTATTACAACTTATCTCCTCTCTAAACGGAAGCCAGATATACAAGCGTTCGTTGTATCTATGGGAGATGGAAACACTATTAATGATGATATAAAATATGCTAGAATTGCTGCTAAAGAATTTGGTGTAAACTTAAATGAAATCATTCTTACCGAAAAAGATGTATTAGATTCAATTGAGGAAACGCTATATGTTATTGAGCAAGCAAGATGGCAGAATTTAGGTAGTGCAATTGCTCAAGTTGCATTAGGAAGAAAAATAAATGAGATGGGATTTAAAGTTGTGTTTAGTGGAGACCTTTCCGATGAAATTTGGGGAAGTTATGGTCACATTCAAGCATTTCATTGGAGACCGGAAGATTATGATAAAGCTAGAAGGAAATTAGTAGAAGATGTTCATAAAACAAACTTCTTAACTACTAATCAATCTATTATGTGGGGAGGAACGGTAGAGGTAAGAACACCATATAGTTGGAGACCATTTGTAGAATACTCATTGAACATCCCACCATTGTATCAGAAAGAAAACAACCATATGAAACCTTTATTAAGAGAAGCGTTTAGAGGTGAAATTTCCGATGAATTATTATGGAGACCAAAAGTGTTCTTTGCTAAAGGTGCAAGAACCGGTGAATTAATAGAGGCTCGAAAAGAGACTTTGAAAAGTAAATTAAAATCCTTATATTTGTATCGTAATGATATATTAATAAATAAATTCTTTGAATAATGCTTAGAGTATTACACATATATGAAGATGGTCCTGAGATGGATAACGCTATTGCAGAAGCAATGGAAACAATTGATATATATCCTCATTTTTTTCCACACTTATATAAGCAAGGATTCAAATTAAGAAAATATTTTAATAAACCACATGGTGGAGTGGTATTGCAGGATGGGGTAGTTATTACATTTGAAAAAAGTAAAAGTAATAATAGAGTTGCTAGAAAAACATTTGCAAGAAAAAAGAAAGGCGATATGATACTACATCAGATTGCGGCAAAAGAAAGAAATGGTTCGGCTCAACGAGTATTCAATGAATTTGTTAAATATTGTAAAACACAACATTGTGAAAATATAATTCTTTCAGTTAGAACATCAAATGAAATTGCTAGAAAATTCTATGAAAAGAATGGGTTTGAATTAGTTGATTCTAATCCAAATTTATGGAATAGTAAAAAAGATGGACCTATTGGAGGCTCAATTTACAGATTAAGATTGCCTGCTGAAAAGAATATAGAAAACATAAACGAACCTAAAATAAAATTAAACTTCATACAAAATGTACTTAGATTATTTAGATAAATACAAAGGAATGGAGCCGTATCTTCATATACCAAAAGAAGATTGGACTTACATTAAAACTACATTTGCTATAGATGATGTTAAAGAAACATTAGCAACTATTCTTATGGAGTATCCTATTCCTTATGCAGAGATTTCTGAAAAAGATGCATTGGATTCATATAAAAAATTAAAAGGAACTTGGTGGGCAGATTTACTTAAAGAAGGAGAATGGTTTCCTAGAAAAGCATCGGAGAGTAGATACCCAATAACATTCAGGGGTAAACAACAATATTTTAGTAGAAACAATATAGGTAATGAAGCATCGAATCATTTCCAACAAGCAAATCGTTGGAGTGTAGACGGAACTGTTTCACCTGGTCCAAAAAGAACTTGGGAAACAAAAGAGTTTATGGTTTCACTTATGGGTGGGTTATATACACTTAAGTTTGATGAGATTGATAGAAACTCATTAAGAACCTGTTTAGGATTAAGAAAGTATATTTGTGCACAATTCAAACCAAATGTAGCGAAAGCATTATATGATTACTTAGAGTGTAAGAATGTATTGGATTTCTCAGCAGGTTGGGGAGATAGAGTAGCAGGTTTCTTTGCATCGGAGTATGGCGAACATTATGTAGGTATTGACCCTAGAAAAGAAAACCATCCAATTTACAATCAACAGGCAGAATGGTATAAAAAGCATAATGGATTCTTTGAAACAGATAAAAGAGCAGAGTTCCATTGTTCACCGGCTGAAGATTTTGATTTCTCTCCTTATACAGACCACTTTGATATTGTATTTACTTCACCTCCTTATTTTAATGTAGAGAGATATTCATACGATGATACTCAGAGTTGGGTAAGATATAAATCAATCGATGCATGGAATGAAGATTTTTTACATAAAGTAATTCATAACCTATGGCCAACGTTACGCAAAGGGGGTTATTTGGCAGTTAATATTGCGGATGTATATGCTAAATCAAATGATAGAGAGAAGGGATATGTGGAGATTACAAACCCAATGAACGATTACATCAAATCATTAGGTGCTGAATATGAAGGTTGCTTGGGCATGGAAATGGCTAAGAGACCTGGTTCAGCGGGAGCAGGGGCTATTATAGAAGGAGATGAAGGAAGATATACGGAGGAAGCATTAGCAAAAGCGGAGGAAGCAAGAGGTAAAAGATTTTGTGAACCAATGTGGGTATGGAAAAAATTATAGATAAAGTAATACTATGGGGATGTTCAATCGGATATGGATTGAACGCTGATAAAGATAAGATATTCGGACAAAGAATAGCTGACGATTTAGGAGTTCCCTTTATAAACTTATCTATTAGTGGTGCAGGAAACATCGTAGGTGCAACTGTATTACTAAATAAACCAATAGATTTCTTTAAGAATGCATTAGTTCTATTTCAGACTACATACTTTGAAAGACAAATTGATAAAGACCTTCTACAAAATCCATTCTATGATAATAGATTTTATAAAGAAGTATTTACTAATACATTTTCAATAGATGATTTTGAAAAGAAGTATAAGGAAAAAGCTGATATACTTCGAATAGATGATTGGGTTGGGTATTGGACAGATTATAAACCCTTTTATGAAAGAACGTATTGGTCGTATAAAAAAGATTTTGACCATAACAAATGGGTTTCATATATGAAGGAGTTGTATAAACAGAATACATACCCTCTATACTTAGTTCATAAATGGTTTAAGGCAAATGATGTAGAGCATTTATTTTTTGATATACCTGTACCTGTTATGGGATATAAATTGGAGTACAGAAATTATGAATTCTCTGATTTCAATTTCTTTGGTAAAACAATGATTAAATTCCTAACAGAGAATAGTGATGAACGAAATGCGTTTTACGAATCATTTAGACAAGAAAACTTTTTCTTTGTTGATGAGATAGATGAGGCTAATAAAATAACCGATATACTCATAGAACCAATTTATAGTGGAAGTGATACAACTGTTTGGAAAGAGTTTCTTTTACCGGATAGGCCAATGGGAACACCTGATAACTCACATCCAAATGAAAACGGACATAGAAAAGTATATGATGTATTAAAAGAGAATTTGAAAAGAAAATTAAATATAAATTAAAACAAAACAAAATGGCACAAATTTTAGGAAACCAACCAGGAATTCCACCGCAACAACCTAGAGTGGATTTATCTCAAGCACAGGATATGAATTGTCCTCATTGTAACTATCCTTACTTTATTCAGGCAGTAATGATGAAAAAGATTTCAAGATTCGTAGCTAATACTGCAAAAGATGCTGTATTACCTGTGGATGTATTATTATGTGGAAATTGTGGTAAACCATTGGATGAGTTATTACCAGCTGAATTAAGAAGACAAGCACCTACTCAAACAGAAACACCGGCTACACCTGAAGAGCCTGTAGTTACAAAGAGTTCATTAGAAATTTAATATGGAAGTATTATTCATATGTGCATTGCCGGATGAATCAAATGGAGAAACTACTTTGTTTGGTTCACCGATAATTCATACTGGCGTTGGTAAGATAAATGCAGGATATAAAACCGCATTAGCTATCCAACAACATAAACCTAAATTTGTATGTAATTTTGGAAGTTGTGGTTCATTCCAATTAGATAAGGGAACGTTAGTAACAGTCAAAGAAGTATTCAATGGTGATATGGATGCAGAACCATTTGTAAGATACTCTGTTACTCCATTTGAAGAAGATGGTGGTTCGTTTCCCGTAATGGATATGGGAGTTAAATGCTTTACAACTGAAACATTTATAACAAAAGATAAAATTAAATCTTTCCCTCCTCAAAAGTTGGAATTATTAAATAATTGTAGTATCTTTGAGATGGAATTATACTCAATTACTCGAGTTTGTAGAGAGTTCAAAATACCTATCACTTCTTATAAATGGGTGAGTGATGATGGTGGAACGGAAGACTGGGTGGAAAATTGTAGAATTGGGTATGAACAATTTAAACAAAAATTTTATAACACTTATATCAAAGGCTAATGGCTAAAACATTATTTGACCATTTAAACGCAATATCAAAAGACCAGAAACCTGATTACTTCAAAGATTTATCGGAAGAAGATAAGAAGACGTGGAGTAATTATATGATTCATAGATTTCTTTCAATGAATTATGATTTTGTAGATTTGATTGCACAGGTTCAACCATTAACTCAGACAATGGAACCTGAAATATTCTATAAATTACTTATTGGGATGATACCATCCGGTAGATATTATTTTAGATATATCAAAGGTAAATCTGAGGAAACATCCGATGAATCGATTGTTCAATTATTACAACAAGAATACGCTTGTTCAAAATCAACTGCTATAGATTATTACCATATACTGACCTGTATTAAAGAAGGTGAAGAGTATAAGAAGTACTTAAAAGAAAAGTATGGATACAAAGGAAAGGAGAAAGTTCCAAAAACAGAAAAAGTAAAAAAAGGTAAAAAATAACTTATGGGAAGAGTTTCGTTTTCACAATATTCAATGTGGTCAACTTGCCCACAACAATACAAATTAAATTACATAGATAAGTTATCTATATCAAATGCAAATATACATTTGATATTCGGTACTGCTATGCATGAAACTCTGCAACACTTTTTAGATATAATGTATAATGTAACTAAAACCGCTGCTATGGCATTGGATTTAGAAGAGTTATTGGGAAAGAGATTAGTTGAAAATTTCAACAAAGAAAAAGAAAAGTTAGGTGAAGGAGAATTTCCTTGCACAAAAGAGGAGTTAGAAGAATTCTACGGAGATGGTAGAAAAATAATTCATTACTTCAAAACTAAATTAAGTAGTTTTTTTAATAAGAAAGGATTTGAATTGGTTGCAATTGAGTTACCACTTAATATGCAAATTAAAGAGAATGTAAACTTTATAGGATTTGTCGATGTTATTGTAAGAGATACATGGGATAAATCAGTCACAATTATAGATTTCAAAACATCAACTGCAGGTTGGAGTAAATATCAGAAATCAGACCCAATTAAAAATGCACAGATTCTTATCTATAAAAAATTCTACGCTGAGAAATATAACATAAGTGAAGATAAGGTTAAAGTAGAATTTCATATCCTAAAGAGAAAAGTTAAAGAAGACGCGGATTACCCAATTCCTCGTATCTCAAAGCATGTGCCAGCAAGCGGTAAACCATCTGTAAATAAAGCATGGAATGGATTTATGGAGTTTGTTAATACGGTGTTTGATGAAGCCGGAAACTATAGAGATATAGATTATCCAACTAAAAAAGGAACATCATGTAATTGGTGTGAGTTCAAAGAAAGAAAACTTTGTCCACTTTATAAAGATTAAAAAAATATTCAAAAAACTTATCGTTTTATCAAAAATACATATATATATCTATATATACAAATACAAAACGATATGGATGTAAAATTAACAAGTGTGAAAATCCTTAGAGATTTGTATTCTTCATTTAAGAGAACTACATTAGATGATAAGATGAGTTTACAAAAATTAGTTAACCGCTCACTTACACTTTATGTAGAAGACCCAATCTTTAAACAAAAGATAGACTCATTCGGAGAATTACAAATATCAGGTTCACAATTTTAAAAAAGAGATTATTAATAAGTTATGGCGAACAAAAGAAAGACAATCTTACTTTTATCAGATGATTTAAGAATGCATAGTGGTATAGCCACAATGTCAAAAGAATTAGTATTAGGTAGTTTACACAAATACGATTGGATTCAAGTTGGTGCAGCGATTAATCATCCTGAACAAGGAAAAATCGTAGATGTATCAGAAGATGCAAGAAGAGTTGCAGGTGTAACAGAAGGTAATGTAACAATTTATCCTTATAGTGGATATGGTGATTACAATATTGTTAAGCAACTAATCGATAAACATAATCCAGATGCTATCTTACACTTTACAGACCCGAGATATTGGATTTGGCTATATGATATCGAACATGAAATCAGACAAACTACTCCGATATTTTTCTATCATATTTGGGATGATTTACCAGACCCTCATTACAACAGAGATTACTATGAGAGTTGTGATTGGATTGGTTGTATTTCAAAACAAACTTATGGTATTACCAAAAGAGTTGGACAATTAGAAAATGGGAAAACCTGGGTTGCTAGAGAAGATTGGCAAGTATCATATGTACCACATGGAGTTTCTCAATTATATAAACCATTAGCAGAAAGCGCTGAATTGGATGCATTTAAGAATCAAATTTTTGAAGGAAAAAAGTATGATTTTGTATTCCATTGGTCAAATAGAAATATTCGTAGAAAACAAGCATCAGATGTAATTTGGGCGTATGATGAATTTTGTAAAAAATTAACACCTGAGCAAAAGGATAAAGTATTATTACTGATGCACACTCAACCAGTTGATGAGAATGGTACAGATTTACCTGCGGTTATTGCTAGATTATCTCCTACTACTAATATAAAGTTTTCGACAGGAAGATTATCAACCGAACAACTTAATCAAATTTTAAATATTTCAGATGTATCAATTAACATTTGTGGTAATGAAGGGTTTGGGTTAGGTACTGCGGAATCAGTAATGGCGGGTACGCCAATCATTGTATTAACAACCGGTGGATTACAAGACCAATGTGGTTTCCGTTTCAAAGATAGTGGTGAGTTAATTACACATGAAGATTATTATAAAATTGGCTCATTACATAATTGGAGAGAGTGGGAAGATAAAGTAACATGGGGAGAATGGGTTAAACCACTTTGGGCAAGAGCACAGACAATGACGGGTTCTGTTCCAACTCCTTATATCATTGATGATAAAATTGATATTCAGGATTTAGCAAATGCTATGAAATATTGGTATGATATTCCTAAAGAAGAGAGAAAGAAGATGGGTATGATAGGACATGAATTCTTTATGACACCTGAATATGGATACAATGCTAAAAGAATGTGTCAAACTTTAATTGATGGAATGGAAGGGGCATTTGAAAATTGGAAACCTAGAAAAAGATTTGATTTATTTAAAATAAAAGAATAATATGGGAAAGCAATTAGAATTATTTCCAAAAGATGAATTTGATATATTTGAAACCTGTATTCAATGTGGAGTAGAAACTGATACATTAAAAACAACTCACATAGATTTCAGAATTGGATATATTGAAGGAGCTGGACAATTATGTAGACAATGTTATATGGCAAGTAGTAGAAACCTAATAACAATAGATGAAAGAACAATTTTAGATACACCAAACAATGAAGAATTGGGTGCAAAAGTAAGAAGAAGATATTATGAAAGTAAAGATTAAAAAAATACATCCCGATGCAGTTATCCCATCTTATGCAAAAAATGGAGATGCCGGTATGGATTTAGTTGCAACATCAATTATAAGCGAAGAAGTATTTCAAATTACATACGGTTTAGGTATTGCATTAGAAATATCTGAAGGATTTGTAGGATTAGTATTTCCTCGTTCATCAATTAGAAAAACTGATTTAAGTTTAACCAATTGTGTTGGTGTAGTTGATAGTGGATATAGAGGTGAATTACAAGCTACATTTAGAAAACATAGAGGAGTTGTATCAACATCATATGCAGTTGGTGATAGAGTTTGCCAACTTATGATTATCCCACATCCAACAATTGAATTTAACGAAGTAAACGAATTATCTAATACCGAAAGAGGCGAAGGCGGATTCGGTTCAACAGGAAAATAAAGTTATGACACAAAAACCATTATTAGTTTTTCAGGCTCCAGTATCTACGAGAAGTGGTTACGGAGACCATAGTAGAGACCTTTTAAAATCTTTTAAAGATTTAGATTTATATGATATAAAGGTAGTATCAACAAAGTGGGGTAACTGCCCAATGGACCAGTTAAATCCAGAAAATGAATTCCATAAATGGATTAACTCCAATACAGTTTCATCTGTAGATAGAGAAATTGATATCTATGTGCAAGTAACTGTTCCGAATGAATTTCAAAGAATGGGTAAATTTAATATCGGTATAACTGCCGGTATTGAAACTAATTTAGTAGCAAAGGATTGGATTGATGGATGTAATAAAATGGATTTGATTATAACGACATCAGAACATTCTAAAGTTGGAATAGCTGCAACGGTATATCATGAAAAAGATAAACAAACTCAGCAAATTTTAGCTGAACATAAATTAACTAAACCAATTGAAGTTTTATTCGAAGGGTGTGATTATCATAAAACCGGTGGATTAGAATTGTTAGACCAAATTGAAGAAGATTTTATTTTCTTATTTGTAGGGCATTGGTTACCAGGTGGATTGTATCACGATAGAAAAGATAACGGAGGATTAATTCAAACTTTCTTATCGGCATTTGCTAGAAGTAAAGGAAAAAAACCTGCATTAGTTATGAAAACATCTTCGGCTGGATTTTCTGTAAGAGATAGAGAAGAGATGCGAAGAAAAATAGAAGATGCAAGTTCTAAAGTAAATGGTTCAGCACCTATCTATTTATTACATGGTGATTTGAGTGAGGAAGATATGTGGAAATTATATAATCATCCTAAAGTAAAAGCATCAATATCGTTTACACATGGAGAAGGATATGGTAGACCTCTGTTAGAATTCAGTATGACAGGAAAACCTGTAGTGGTTTCTAAATGGAGCGGACACTTAGATTTCTTAGATGAAAAGGGAGCAGTTTTATTGGAAGGCCAAATGAAAAATGTAGATGAAAGTGCAGCAAACCAATTCTTATTAAAAGATACTCAATGGTTTTATGTAAATTATAGTAATGCAGCGGTTAAGATGCTTGATATTTATAAGAACTACGATAAGTATTCAGTTGAATCTAAAAAATTAGGAGAAAGAAATAGAACAAAGTTTAGTATGAATTCTATGACCGAATCTTTGAAAAAAATAGCTAATACTCACATTAAGGTTGCGCAAAAAATTGATTTAATACTACCTGACTAATGGCATTAACGCAGAGAAACTATAATCGACAATGGGAAAACCTAATCGTAAAGGAATTAAACAGACCTAAAACGATGATGAAGCAGGGTAATTTCTACAGATTAGAGGTTTACAAATATGCGGATGAAAAAATTGGAACAAAGAGATTGGTAGGTATAGATACTTGTTTTGTTTTTATAATAGGTAGATTTGTAAGAGATGGGCATAATTGGTTAGCATCTATAAAATTAAAACAAGTTAATCCAGATGCGTTTTTTGAAGGTATTAAAAGGGCATGTAAACCTTTAGCTAATAAAGATTTTGATGAATGGGAAAGTTGGGATTTTAAAGATTTTATGAAAAAGTATCCAGCGGATGGAAAGCCTTTGTTTGAATATTTAAAAACTAAACCTAGAATATACAGAGACACTTATAGAGAGTATAAATTAGCATCTATAAAAGACTGTAACGAAGTTGTTTTTAATATAGAATATCTTAAGACTTGGTTAGTTACTATTAAAGATGAGACAGACCCTACTGAGGATGAGAAACGTAGCCAAAGAGAAAAATTGAAACAACAAAAAGAAGAAAAGGAAGCGGCTATAAAAGAACAAAAGAAAAAAGATGCGGAAAAAGTTTACGCTGATAAGAAAATAGCAGAAAAAGAAGTTGAATCAAAGGATACAAAAACAGTTCAGGAAGCAGGTATAGAAGCAAGTAAAAATATCTACGGAGAAGAATAAGAAATATGAAAATAAGTTACGCAATAACAGTTTGTAATGAACTGAAAGAGATTACAGAATTAACCAACTTTCTTCAAAGTAGAATTGAAGAGGAAGATGAGATTATAATTCAATACGACACAAATGGTGTTACAAAGGAAGTATCAGACTTCTTAACTATCTTTGGTGAAATAAACAAACAAACTAAGATAGTATCATTTCCCCTTAACAAAGATTTCGCAACATTCAAAAACAATCTTAAAAAGAATTGTAGTGGGGATTATATTTTCCAAATTGATGCGGATGAAATACCAACTGAATACTTAATGCAAAATATTAAAACAATTTTGGAAAGTAATAATGTTGATATAGTGTTTGTACCTAGAGTAAATACCGTAAACGGATTAACTGAGGCACACACTAAAGGATGGGGATGGAAAGTTAATGAAAAGGGATGGGTTAACTTTCCTGATTACCAAACTAGAATCTATAAGAATACAACTGATGTAGAATGGTTTGGTAAAGTGCATGAGAGAATTAGTGGATACAATACATTTGCTAATTTCCCTGCAGAAGAAAGGTTCTCATTATACCACCACAAACAAATCGAAAGACAAGAAAAGCAAAACAATTTTTACAATAATATATGAAAAAGAAAAGAGCACTAATCACTGGTATCAATGGTATGGATGGTTCGCACTTAGCTGACTTCCTAATAAAAAGAGGTGATTATGAAGTATTTGGAATCGAAAGAAGAAAGGCGAATTATTATTCACCTAATATAACACACTTAGATGATAAGATTTCTTTGCTGAAAGGAGATTTATCTGACCAAAACTCATTATTGAGAGCTATTAAAGATTGTGAGCCACATGAGGTTTATAATTTAGGAGCACAATCATTTGTGGGAGAGAGTTGGACAATGCCTGAGCAAACATCTGATATCACAGGTTTGGGTGCGTTAAGAGTATTGGAGGCCATAAGAGAGTATGGTAATAAGAACACTAAGTTCTACCAAGCATCTTCCTCTGAAATGTTTGGTAAACAAGAAGGTACTGCGAATGAAGATACTATATTCTATCCTTGTTCTCCATATGGTGTATCGAAATTATATGCACATTGGATTACAAAGAACTATAGAGAATCACATGGCATGTTTGCTGTAAGTGGTATCCTATTTAATCATGAATCCGAAAGAAGGGGACATGAATTTGTTACTCGTAAAATTTCAGATGGTGTTGCTAAGATTCATTTAGGATTAGCAGACCATATCTCATTGGGTAATTTAGAATCTAAAAGAGATTGGGGTTATGCACCGGATTATGTAGAAGGTATGTGGCTAATGATGCAGCAAGAGAAATCAGAAGATTATGTATTAGCAACGGGTGAAACTCATTCAATCAGAGAATTCTTAGATGAGGCATTTAAGTTAATTGGAATTGATAATTGGAGTTCTTACATCAAAGTTGACCAAAAGTTTATTAGACCTGTTGAAGTTAGTTATCTTTTAGGTGATGCTTCTAAGGCTAAGAAAGTGTTAGGATGGGAGCCAAAAACATCATTCAAAGAATTGGTGAAAATAATGGTTGAAAATGATATTAAACTTTTAAAGAAATAAAATGAAAGTATTATTCATCGGACCTTCTAATAAAGAATGTGGAGTATATCAGTATGGTATGAGATTATACAAAGCATTGGAAGGATACTTAAACGAATGGTGTGATTGGGAATTACATTATGCTGAAAACTATCAGGATGTAAGTAGTTACACCAAATTGTTAGAGGAGTTGAAACCAAATGTAGTATTATATTCATATCACCCAACTGCAACTCCATTTGCAAGAGATTATATGATGGGTAATCCAGACCCAAATATTGTTCACATTGGTATAACACATGAACAGGAGCAAGTTATAATTGATAATATAGAAAAACTACCACAAGATTGGTTTGGTGGTACATTGTTTAATTATTGGATTGGACACGACCCTACTATAGTAATAAACAAACCAAATTGTTTTAATGCTACTCGACCTATTTTAAGAAGTGAATGGAAAGATTTTCCGGATTTAAATGGTAAAATAATATTTGGTAGTTCTAGTTTTGGATTTAGAAGAAAGATGCATCCTGAAATAGTGGTAGCAATTCAAAAAGAGTTTGATGAAGCTATTATACGATTTAATATGCCACCATCATTTTTTGGAGATAAAGATTTATCCGAAGCGAAACAAATAGAAAATGAATGTAGAGCTCTTATTACTAAACCTGGAATTGAATTACAGATTACCAATACCTTATTTGAAACAGAAGAGGAGATAGTTGAGTGGTTATATGGAAATCACGTTAATATTTACTTTTTTGAGCAACAACAAGTTCCATTCAATATGAGAGGTGTTAGTTCTTCTCCTGATAATGCTTTATCAACTAGAAGACCATTAATAGTAAATCATACAAGTATGATGAGACATTTAGTACCTTATTTAGGTGGTTATGGTCCAATTGAAATTTCTTCAAAAGCAGCGGAAATCAATCCACATTTCAGTATATCAACTGAAGGTAATATGGGTAATATGAGCATTAAACAAATGTTAGATAAACAAACTACAACAGGTGCAGGGCAACTTATTTATAATGAGTGGACACCTACTAGAATGGCAGGAGAATATTATAAAATTATTAAACAAATAACTAAATAAAATGAAAACAATATTGGTTACCGGCGCAGGTGGTTTCATTGGTTCACACTTAGCGGAAAGATTAAAAAAAGAAGGAAATTATGTTATTGGTATTGATGTAAAATACCCAGAATATAAAGATGTAAATGATATTACAAATGAATTCCATATCTTAGATTTACGAAGAGAAGCTTCTTTTGAAAATTTATTAGAAAATACTAACATCGACTACATATACAGTTTAGCAGCTGATATGGGAGGAATGGGATATGTTACGGGAAAAGATGCACAAATAATCCAAAATAGCGGAAGAATCACATTGAATATGATTGATTTCGCAAAACAAAAAGAAGTAAAGGGATTCCTATTCACATCTTCAGCCTGTAGATATCCAGAGCATATTCAAATGGAAGGTAGTATTAATCTTAAAGAAGAAGATGCGTACCCTGCAAATCCACAAGATGGATATGGATGGGAAAAGATTATGGGAGAAGTTTTATGTAGATTCTATAGAGAGAATTTTGGATTGAATACTAAAGTTAGTGTATTCCATAACATATATGGTGAAAGAGGAACTTGGGATGGTGGAAAAGAAAAGGCACCAGCTGCATTATGTAGAAAAGTTGCGAAAGCAAATAGTGGTGATAAGATTCAAGTTTGGGGAGATGGTACTCAATTAAGAAGTTTCTGTCACGTTGATGATGCGGTAGAAGGATTAATTAAATTAATGAATTCTGATATTGAAACTCCTGTTAACATTGGAAGTGATGAGGAAATTAGTATTAAGGATTTTACTCAAATGATTATCGATATCAGCGGAAAGAGTTTAGAAATAGAATACGTTGATGGCGCGATTGGAGTTAGTAGCAGAAACAGTGATAATACAAAAGCTGAAAAAGAATTAGGATTCACTCCTAAGATTAGTTTAAAAGATGGTATGATTAGAACATATCAATGGATTGAAGAACAAGTAAAAAATTTAAAATAAGAAATATGAGCAAGTTTACGAAAAAGTTATTTTCATTAGGAGACCTTTATGTATCGGATTTCATTAATGTAGATACAGATGCAAGAGCAGGAAAGCATGATATGACTCTTGTTATAGATGAAAGATATGGAGCAGCTCGTTTAGAGAAATGTACACCTATCCATTCAATGTTTGGGAAGTATTGGTACAGAAGTGGTATCAATCAAACAATGAGAACTGAATTAAAAGGTATAGTTGATAGTGTTACCTCAGTTCAAAAATTAAACGAAGGTGATTTATGGTTAGATATCGCTTGTAACGATGGTACACTTTTAAGTTTTGTACCAGATGGTATTAAGAAATTAGGTATTGACCCCGCTGAAGATTCATTTAAAGCAGAATCATCTAAAATTGCAGATGATATTGTACAGGATTTCTTTACATTAGAAAACTATAAAAAATCTAAATTTAAAAAGAAGAAAGCAAAGGTTGTAACTTGTATTGCTATGTTTTATGATTTAGACGAGCCAGTTGATTTCTTAAAGGATGTATCGAAAGTAATGGATGATGATGGATTATTTGTTATTCAAATGAGTTATACTCCTCTAATGATAAAGCAATTGGCATTTGATAACATTTGTCATGAGCACGTTTACTATTGGGGATTAGCTTCTATGGAAAAGTTACTGAAGAAAGCTGGATTGAAAATAGTTGATTGTCAAGTTAATGATGTGAACGGAGGAAGTTTCAGAATCTACATTAAGAAAAAGAAATCAGCGGTAACTTCATTTGCAACTGCACCTTATAGAGATGTATGTAATGTAAGAGTTGAATCTTTATTGAAGTGGGAGAAGGGATTAAAATTAGATAAGGAAGAGATTTGGTTAGATTTCTTTAATAGAATAGAAGCATTGAAAAAAGAAACAGTTGATTTCATTAAAGCGGAAAAAGCTAAAGGAAAGGTAATATGTGGATATGGTGCTTCTACAAAAGGAAATACCTTATTACAATACTTCGGTTTAGATAATACTTTAATCGATGCTATTGCAGAAAGAAGTCATTATAAGTTTGGATTGAAAACAATTGGAACTAATATCCCTATCTTATCAGAAGAAGATGTTAGAGCAATGAATCCAGATTATATGTTAGTGTTACCTTGGCATTTTATCGCTGAGTTTGTTAAAAGAGAAGATGAGTTCTTATCTAAAGGTGGTAAATTTATTGTACCTTGCCCAACATTTGAAATAATAGGAAAATAATATGATAAAGATAAGTTTGGATGAAGCGTATGTTTATGATATCTTATCAATATACGCTGTAAAGATTGAAAATAGTGATGGTGATAAGAGACAGAAAAGTTTAGATTCGTTCAACGCATTATCACAGGAAATACAAAAACAAATTGGAGTAGATAAACACCACTCCATTATTAACAGTTCTGCGTATTTTGATTTAAAGCACGCTAATAAAGAAGTATTTGATTTAGTGGATAGGGCAGGAGAAACTGCTCTATCCAAACAAACTGCTGAAGCGAATTATAAAAGATATTTAAAAAAGGTAGAGCTTCAAACCAAATTTTTTAATAACAAAGTAACTGAAGTTAAAATATGAAAGAAACAAAATCATATCTACAGGGTGGAAAATTAGGAGATTTTATACATAGTTTAGTTGTATGTAAATTCAATTGGGATTTCTTTGGGTATAAGGCAGATTTATATATTGCAAATGTAGGTGAGCAGTTTGAAAAAGGCATGGAGTTTACATATAATGATTTAAAACCAATTTTGGAAAAGCAAGAATGGTTAAATTCATTTAGTATCCATAATGGAGAACCTATTGATGTTAACTTAAGTAGATTTAGACAGAGCCGTTTTTTATATACTACTAATTGGTTAGAGATATATTTTAAGGAATTCTTAGATGATATAACTCCACCAAAGGAATTCACATGGATAGAGATGGGTAAGGATGAAACTCTAAGTGATACATTGCTAATCAATCGTTCAATGAAACCTATGAGTGAGCAGGTAACTGGGATATATCAATCTGTTTTAAACCAATTCGAAAAGAAGGCATTTATTTGTTTTGATGAAGAACAATATAATAACTTCACTCTTAAAGACCAATGTGAGTTAATTAAGGTGAATAGTTTACAAGAATTTTTTACAAAGATAAATGGTTCTAAGTTATTCATAGGAAACCAATCAGGTCCAATGGCATGGGCAACATCAATGAATATTAGCAGGGGGATAGAATTATTAGCAACAATAGATAATGTTCATTATATAAAAGATAAAGAATACTATTCACAATTTGATTACTTTCAAGGAGATAATACATAGTTATGACAATTTCAACATTAGTAGGATTAAGAAACAATTTAGAATACTCTCAAAAGTTCTATAAAAGATTTAGAGAGATATACCCAACGGAAGAATTGGTATTCGTTAGTTGGGGTTCATCCGATGGCACACATGAGTGGTTGGATTCACTTAATGATGAAAATCTTATTTACTTCTATTCAGAGGAAAGTAAAACATTTTCAGATACATTTAATAAGTGTGCTGAGTTAGCAACCAAAGAGTACATAGTATTCTGTCATAATGATATAGTAGTATGTAATGGATTCTTAGAGAACTTACAGAAACATTGTGGAGATAGAAAAGTAGTTTCATATACAACAATTGAACCACCTGTATTTGCGGGGCATGCTAGACCAGGTAAAATCATTATGGATTTTGGTGGAGATTTTGATACATTAAAATTAGAGGAGTTAGAACAATATGCGGAAAGAGAAGTTAAAAATGAAGCTGATAAAACATCTGCTGGTATTTCATTCTTTATGTGTCAAAGTAGAAAAAGATACTTACAAATGGGAGGAATGGATAACCTATATAACCCTATGTTTTCCGAAGACGATGACCTAATTTTTAGATTAAGTTTATTAGGGTTTGAACAATATACTGCATTAGATAGTGTAGTTTATCACTTTGTATCTAAAACATCTCGTTTCTCTCCGGAGCACGAAAGAGATACAAAGGTTAAAGAAATGGCATCCAATAAAAACTTCTTAAGAAAGTGGGGAAGACATGGTGGTAACCCTGTTAAGAACACATATGATATAGGATTAGTTCTTAAGAATGGTTCAACAGAAGCATTAGATGTATTAGAACCCTTCTTTTCAAATGTATATGTAGATTGTGACCCAACGGAATATATTAACTTAAATCAATCTAAGACTAAGTTTAACCTTACTAAAAAGATTAAATCATACGAAACACCTAGAGATAACGACATAATAGTTTCATTTGATTTTGCACAATTAACAGAAAAGGGGTATCAAGCATTAACAACTTTACCTAATATAATCTCTCAGGCTCAAAAAGTAGGGATGTATCAAGTAGAAGGGGTAAATCTCCAAATCATAGCATTTAACACCTATCATCATAAACTGATTACATTAAAATCGGAATGGTATACTAGAAAATGTATTTAATTTCATATAGAGGAAACATCTTAGGAGTAGATGAGCAGAAAGAAAATAAACCCTATCAGGTAACGGAAGTTATTCGGATGGGGTTTCATTGTTGGATAGATGTTTGGTGGCACGAAGAGCAGTTTTGGTTAGGAACGCATAAACCAAAGTATCCTGTCAAACCATCGTTTATCAATATGTTCTCACTTTGGAGTAATGCAATGAACTTTGAAACACTTCTTAAACTTAAGGAGTATAAATCCCCACATTGTTTCTATTATAAAGGTGAGCCACTTCTAACCGATGGCGGATACATTATAACAGACCAACTTATAGAAGGGTATGAAGGGGATACATTATTATTAACCGAAGATTATGAGTATGCATCTCTACCACTAAAGGGTATAGTGTCGGAAAATATATTATCATTTAAAGAAATAGATTAGATAGTATAATCTACTCTTATTCTTAAAATCGTATATTTATATACACTATGAATAATAAGAAAAAACTTAAAGAAGGAGGAGAACCACAGAGAGTAGCTCAAGGTCTCCCTCAAACTAAAGAAAAAGAACAGTCTCCTATTGGCGAGAAGTTCATTAAGTATTTAGAGGATATGGGGTTAAAGCACGCTGCATACACAAATGAAGAGGGTGAAGTAAAAGTGATAGGGTTGAATAAAGACCAGGTGAAAGAAGCAATCAATAATATGGTTGTTAAATCCGAACTCAAAAAATTCGTAGAAAGTGGGTTAGAAGAATCAGAAGAAGGGGATAGAATCCAAAAAATAAACGATAGAATTAAGGCTTTGAAGCAGAAACTATCGGATACTAAATCAGCAGAACAAAAGAAATTATTTCAAGATAGATTAAAGAATGCTTTACAAACACTTTCTAATATAAAGAAGGGACATGGTATTAAAGCACCTCATAGTGAAATTGCATTACCGGCAGCAGGAACTGGATTAACCTTTCCTGGAGGAACAATAAATGGCTCACCTACTGAAGATGACGTTAATAATACAAGAAAACAATTAGATAAGGAAGCATTAACTTCACCGGACACAGAACCAGATGTAATTACTGCATTGAAAGATATAGTAAAGAATCATCAGGCTCAGAAAATCAGAGATGGTAAAAACGGAAAGACTGTAACTGTAGATGTACAAAGTGCAAACGCAGTTGTTCACATATATAATGGGTTAGGAACTTCAAATAGAATCAAATACGTTAATGGTGGTTTAATTTCTATGGTTAACATGGCATGGAAAATATTAGCTAGATAAATAATATGAATATGAATTTAAAAGGAATAATGCAAACATTGGGAGCAAAACCTGGACAAGTGGTATCAAACCCATATGTTAGAGCTTTTACACCACAAGTTGAAACTATCGTTAAAGAGGAAGAAGACCACGAAGTTTCTATGGCAAACAATTCATTGGATACTATCATTAAGATGGCAACTGAATTGAAAGCTAAGATGGGAGAAAACGAAAAGGATATTCCTGCTTGGATTCAAGACCATATTACAAACGCTGAGAACTTCATTTCACAAGCATCATCTAACTATCACGAATACGGAACAAACGAAGCTGGTATTAATGGAGCAGATAGATTCCCTACTTTAAATGCCGAATCAATAAGTGAGGAAGTTAAAGATTGGGATACTATTCATAACGTATTTGTTAAATTTTTAAAAGCAAATACTAAGGAATTAGAGAAAAGAGTTCTTTCTAAGGATGAAGATGCAACTAAAAAGGCTATCAAATCTATCGTTAGTGGTTTAACTAATGCACAGAGAAGTTTGAAAATGGAATCGGTGAATGAAGTATCATATAATGTTAAAGCAGATAATGCTTATCAATTTATCAATGGTGCAACCGCAGTGTTAGGTATGTATTTAAAAGATGAGAAATTAGAAAGTGGTGTAAAAAATACCCTCCAGAGAGTGGTAAAAGATTTAGAAGGATTAAGAAAGTATTTTTTCTCTAGAAAGGATGAATCAGTAAACAAATCACTAAGATTAACCAAACTAAAATAACACTACAATGAGATTAATGGATATAGTAAATAGTATAGTAACTCTTCCTTCTTTAGGGATGAGTAAAAATTCACCAACTCCTGTAGTAGAAGCTGAGGTAGTAAAAGAGGCAAAGAAATACGATGTTGGAGCTGGATATATGGGAAATGGTTTAACTATATGGAACAGAGCAGAAGAAGAGCATGGTGATTATAGAATCATTGCACACATTGACCCTTATGGAAAAATCAGTATCAGAGATATAGAAATTCCATCTGATGTTATGAAAATGATTAAAGATTGGGCTGAAGCAATGAAAAAAGGTAATAAATAATGGAAAACTTATATTCAGTATTAATTACGGCAATTACCGTATTAGGTGGAACAGGTGCTTGGAGATATTACGAAAAGAGAGCACTAAATAAAGAAAGAGATGATGAGTTTATCAGACACGATTGTAAAGACCGTATCTCTAAATTGGAAGCCTTATTGGAAAATAGTTCAAAAGAGAAAGATGAACTTCGTACTATGGTGTTAGAACTTACAAGAGAAGTAGCAGCATTGAGTGTTAAAGTTGAGTTCCTTACCAAAGAAAATGATAAGTTAGAAAAATCACTTCCAAAGACTAAGAGACAAATTAACGGATAAACTTGGAAGTCTGTGAATAATTCACTATATTTGACTATGATAGCTAGAAGTTTATTTACAGAAGATAAGAAACTTAGGGTATTCGATTTCGATGATACCTTAGTAAAAACTACATCCTTTATTTATATTACACATAAGAATGGAGCAAAATCCAAACTTACACCTGGACAATATGCAGTTTACAAAGAGAAACCAGGAGATGTGTATGATTTCAAAGATTTTGATAAAGTAAAGAATCCAAAGGTAATTAAGGGATATTTCCAATTACTTAAGAATATGGCGGCAACCTCTGATAGAGCAGTGTATATTTTAACTGCAAGAGCCGCTTACCAACCTGTATATAACTTCATTAGAGATAGCGGAATCAAAGATGTTTTCGTAGTTGCATTAGGGGATAATAACCCAGAATCAAAAGCCGATTGGATAGAAAAGGAAATCGAAAGAAAGGGATATGATAATATTTATTTTGTAGATGACTCATCTAAGAATGTAGATGCAGTTAGAAGAAGATTAAATAAGTACCCTAATATTAGAAAGAAAATCCAATTGGTTAAACATGGTTAGAGAAGAATTAAAAACTAAAGGATGTCTATTCGGACACCTTTCTGATATAAACCCATCACTAATAGAAGAGTTAGAGAAACTTAAATCTATTAGAAATCCCGAAAACTTTACTAGAGTAACACATTCATATCATAAGAATGTTTCCTATGCTACATCTACCAAAAGTTATGATGAAGCGGAGAAGATTAAGAATATGCATTTAGATGGAAATAAGGATGGAAAACTCTGGCAAACATTCTTTACTTGGAACACAGATGATAATCAAACATCTCACCTTAAAATGAGTTTAATACCTACTATGAGAAACTTATTCTTACAGGTATTTAAGTATGGATATGGTGAAGAGATGATGGATAAGATTTGGGAAATAAACGAAAGTAATACAAACCTTACTCATTTTAATAAAGATTGTTGGATAGACCCACACGCTGATGGCGGAGGGGAAAGAATGGTATGTAATATACTTATTTATCTAAACGATGATTGGAAAGAAGAAGATGGTGGGGAGTTAGTAATAGATGGGGCTGGTAATCAACAACCTCTATTTGGTAACTTTGCTATATTAGATTTTATGCATGTAAACCCATTGCACTCTGTAACTCCAATAAAAACAGAAGATTTCCATAGATACACTATATTAACCGGTATATTATTGGAAGAAAATTACTTTAATTCAATAATATAATATTTATATACACATATAAGAAAACATAACATTATGACAATATCAGAATTCAAATTAGAAAACCATAAAAACATCACCGAAGAGGTAGCAGAGAGTCAAGTTTTATTCGATGGTACATACGCTGAAGAAGGTACACTCCTTATTGATTGTTATTTGGTAACCGATGAACATCCAGAAGGAACTCTTGTTTATGTTACTCCGACTCAACTAACGGAAAACTTCACTATTACAGATGATGCTGAATATGATGTATTCCTACCTTTAGCTGAGCAGAAATTCAAAGTAACATTAAAATAATTCCAAAAGATGCCAGCAGTAAGTAAAGCACAACAACGATTTATGGGAATGGTTCACGCCGCAGATAAGGGAGAAACTCCTGCATCACCGGAAGTGGCAAAGGTATCAGCGGATATGAAAGATAGTGATGCTAAAGATTTTGCATCTACATCTCACGATGGTTTACCTGACCATGTTAAAGAACAACTTAAATCTGTAGTTAGAGAAGTAATTAGAGAAAAGAGTGGTATGAATGAAATGAGCAGCAATGATGTCCATTTTAAACATATTATGAAACTATATGATAGAGGTGGTTCATTCACTAGAAAGAAAATAGGTGCAGTAATTTGTAAAGACCCTAAAGCATCTAGAAAAGATGTAGAAGAGGAACTTTTTGATGCGGATTACAGAGATATACTAGAGTTTGAAGATGAATTAGGATTAAAAGAAATAAGAGAAAAATACAGTTCAGTAAAAGAAGATGCAGCTGAATTACCACCGGCAACAATACCGGCAGCTGTAAAGGCTAAATTACAATTGGCTATTGATAAAATAAAAGATTCAAAGTTAAGTAATAATGCAAAATTACAATTATTGGCTCAAGTAATAGATGCGATTGGAATTGATAAATCTCAATTATCAACTATAGCAAGTAAGATTCGTTCAAAAATGGAATCGGTAGTAACTGAAGAGTTTAAGCATGTTATCCACGTAGATACTCCAACTCAAGTAGTATCTAAGCCCGTTGCAGCACAAATTATGGCATTAGCTAAGAAAGGTGTTAGAGCAAGTGAAATAGGATTGGAAATGGGATTTGTTGGTAATGCTAAATTGGCAGCTGATACATTTCAGAAAGTTAAAAACAAAATATATTTTGAATTAGATAAGAGAAACGAATCAGTAAACGAAGCAATGGGTAACGATAAATCTATGTTAGCTTTGGTTGATATATTATCCAATTCAATGGAACATTATTCAACTGAAAGTGAATTCGCAACTGTTGCATCTAAAATTGCTGGATTTGGAAAATTAAAATCCTTATTCAAAGATGTATATAACAAATACTGGGATTTAGGGGCAAGAGAAAGAAACGATTGGCATACTAAAGATTGGTTAAATTGGTTAAAAAAATGGTCATTAGAGGAATCGGTAAACGAAGAGCATGATTGTGGATGTAATGAGAATCATGATTGTGGATGTGGTGGATTACATGAACATCATATTAACGAAGATTTATCAGCAGATTCAAATGGTATAGCAGGTTTAACTGCTTCTAGAGCAAACGCAGTTAAAGATTTTTTGGAAAAGAATAACATAAATTCAAACAAATTATACCTATTTTTAAAGAAAGGTAATTTAAAAGATAGAATGGATTTTGTAACTGCATTAGTTGGAAAACCAGGTAATCCTATTCAGAAAAAAGTAATATCACAATTCAGCAATTAAGATGAGATTAAAGCAATTATTAAACGAAACGAATAAAGTAGTTAATCAAACACCGATAACAGAAGCATCAGAAATTAAACTTACTGAATTAGATTCTGCTAAACAAAAGCAAGTAAAAGAATTTGTAAAGTTTTTTGGTGGTAAGGTTATTACAATTTGGGATGGTATACATGGTAATATTGCGGATATTCAAATGTCACAATCTAATTGGAGATTAGACCCATCAGATTTAAAAGATTTGATTGCATTAAAAATACGTTGGATAGAATTTGATAACAAAACGGTATCAATAGGATTTTAAAATAATAAGATAAATGAAACTTAAACAATTATTAAACGAAATAGATTTTGGTTCTCAAGCTTCTTTTGATGCTTATAAAGAAAAGCACAAAGTTAGAGATACTACGAAGGTAAACATAGCAGGTAAAGAAACAACTGCTGGTGCAGCTGCTAAAAAATCAGATTCGGTATCTAAACCTAAAGGTGGAGCTTCTGCAAGTTCTAAAAAAGTAGAACCTAAAAAAGCGGAAGAGCCTAAAAAAGAAGAACCTAAATCAGAGCCGGCTAAGAAAAGACCAGGTAATCCTACTGTAAACAAAGCGGCTAAGAAAAACGCAGAAGAATTTGGTATTACTCCAAATAAGTTGGGTAATGATGGATATAAGAAAGCAATGTATCAGGCAGCAGTTGAAGCATTAACTGATGCTAATTTTCACGATGAGGCAAGAGAATTGATTGCATCTATTGAAGGAAAGCCTGAGTGGGCTAAAAAGGTTAATTATCCTTCGATGGATGACCCTAAGTATAAAGAGAAAATGGCGGATATAAGAAAAAATGGAGTAGATAGTTCAGAATATTGGGGTGGAGAAGATGGTACACATGAATTTGCTAGAAAAGTAGCAGCATCTTCAGGATGGAATGGAGTTGAAGCAGCGGATGGTATAGCATTCACTTTAAGAATGAATGGTTTCCATAGAGAAGCAGATAAAATTCAATCTATATTCGATAACAAAGGATATATGAAGAATGAATCAATGAGACTTAAAGGTGTAATGGAAGCAAAATCTGATTACGAAGTATATCACAAATCATATACATCAGCTATTGAAGCAGCTAGGGCATATGCGGAGAAAAAAGGATATGAAATAAATAACGATGATGCATTTACGAAGATAGGTATGGGACCTCGTAAACCATCGGAAGGTAAAACTAATAGATTTGATATCGAACTATCTAAAGATGGTAAGGTACAAAAGAAGAAACTTCAGATTCAAGTTTATGGTATGAAGAATTCTTATGAATTGAATGCTTATATACAATAGTATATGGTAATAAAATAAAGGTTATGCTAAATTGTATCATTAAAAACGTTTTAACAAAATGGCAAAGTCAGTAGGTTCAGCAAATAAAGTTTCTTTCGGTAAAAAAACAACCGGTAAGGCAAAGAAAGGTTACGGTCCAAAAGAACAAAAACCAAAAAGATATCGCGGTCAAGGGCGATAAGGAGGATTAAATAATGTTTATACCAAATCATTTACATCTATTGGTAAAGGGTTACATGAAAACACCGCCAAAGACAGAGAAAATCCTCAATATATTTTTTACACAATTAGTTAATACAGTCGGAATGAAGGTTGTAGCCGGACCAACATCGGTATATGTAAATGAACCTGGAAACGAAGGTATCACAGGGACAGTAACATTAGCTACATCACATGGTTCAATTCATGTTTGGGATAACACCAATCCTGCGATGTTCCAATTTGACCTTTATAGCTGTTGTGAATTTTCACCCAAAGTAGTATTAGAAGAAATTGATAGTTGGTTCGGATTAGAATCAGCTACCTACCAATTTATTGATAGAAATACAGATGATTTCTATGTAATCGATAAAGGAGTATGGAAAAAAAGGGGGTGGGGGGATACTATCAAAAAAGTCCTCAAAAAGACCAAAATTTTTTGATAGCCAGTACTTATTAATATGTTAAGACTTAATCATTTATTAAAAGAAGTTGAAGAACCGAATCATGATTTCGATAGAGATATGGTTGTAGGTGTAGCTGAAATACTCCTTATGGTAAATGATATGGATAACAGAAAAGAGATTGCTGATAAGATGATGCAAAAGTTCTACTCTGAGAAGGTAACATTCGATGATAAAGAGTTTCTTAAACTTAGTGGAATAGAATGAAACTACTCTTAATAAAACTACAATTGATTATCATAGCAGCCGGAGTAGGAATATACAACTACTACAAAGATAGTCGTCAATTTTAGAGTGTAATTTTCACCCACACGATATATATCATAAAGGTATATGTTATGAGTGAAAACGAAGAAGAAGACAAAAAGGTCGAAAAGGTGTTTATCACAAACGCCAATTACAAAGATTACTACGACAAATTAGCCAAAGAAGAAGCTGAGAGAAACAGAGTAGATAAACCTGTAGGGGGAATCCTAAGACAGGGTAGATTATCACGTCAACTATTACAATCGGAAATAGAGGATATGCAGAAACAGGCTCAATCGGCTAAACATTGCGCTAGATTATTGGGGGTGAGTTATCCAACCTATAAGAAATATGCCAAAATGTATGGGGTGTTTGAGAATTGTAAGAATGAGGCTGGGGTAGGAATCAAAAAATTAAATAAGGGGAGAAAGAGTTGGGCGCTGGAAAATATCTTAGAAGGTAACAATCCATCATACCCCAATTGGAAATTAAAAAGGAGGTTACTATCTTCAGGATATATGCCTCAAGTCTGTGCCAATTGTGGATACGATGAACCGAGAGTAACCGATAATAAAGTTCCACTACTTTTGGATTATATGGATGGGAATAGAAGAAACCACAAATACGATAACCTAAGAATGCTGTGTTACAATTGTTGGTTTCAAATAAACGGAGACCTGTTTGGAAAGGCGATGAGGAACGTAAAGAAAGATGCGTGGGATTATCAATACATACACAAATAATATGAGTTATAAAGGATACGAATTGATATATGTAAATGGATGTTCACATTGCCAGGGAGGTGGATTGGAAGAACCTACTCTAAAAGGTGAATCCGTAATGCCGATATATGAGAAACTATATGGGATTAAGTGGAAGGATAGGGCAGAGGTCAATTTTGCGAACCGATTAAGTGAGTTAATAGGAATTCCATACATCAATGAGGCGGAATCGGGAGGAGGGACAGATAGGGTTGTGAGGATGACCTATAACTTCCTTTTGGACAATTGGGATAGAAGAGATAAATTACTTCTTATATTAGAGAAACCGGATGCGAGTAGAAGTGAAGTATATTTTAATAAAACAGAATCTTACTACATTGTAAACTCTTGGTATGATGGTGTGAAAGAAACGAATCAGTTTAATTCAGCAACACGAGCCTATTTTAATAAAGAGTTGGAAAGAGAGGATTCTTTACATAGAGGATACTTTGAAAAATGGTTTAGTAATCATTTTAATATGAAGGAACATTGGTTAAAGGTGGAGAGAGAATTCATAGGACTATATTCATTTTGTAAACAGAATGATATATCTATAAAAGTTATGACAGGAAATGATGTATATTTTAAAGAGTGTTTTGAACCAAACGATATAGTTAAATTCAGAATAGATTTGAGTAATTACGATATTGCGACTTGGTGTCACGATAACGATAAAACAATTAAGGCTGAATTAAATGGTTATAGTAGTGATGGCCACCCGGGGTATTTTGGACACATTGAATATGCTAAATTATTAAAGAATTTCTTAGATGAAAAACTAAAACCATCTAAGATTATATTAAACAAAAAGATAATATGAAAAAACTAATTGAAAAAATCCGTAAGTCTTTAGGTATCAAAACCAAAGAGGAGAAGGAAAGGGAGAAAAGGAGAGCCGAATTGGAGGCAGAATTCCAAAAAAAGTTAGAAGAACTAAGAAAAAGAGACCCATTTATCTATCATAATCGATAAAACGTTTGGTAGTTTGGGATTTTTTTCGTATATTTGTAGAAACAATTTAAAATTAAAATTATGGCAAAGTATTTTGAAGTATCGGTATCAGTTCACCACGAAGTAGATGGTGGCAAAGGTGGTACAAAAATTAAGAAAGTAAAGGAAAGTTATTTAGTAGATGCTATGACCGTTACGGAAGCAGAAGCTAGAGTAGTTAAGCAATTTGAAGAATCTGGTGTACAATTAGATTATGAAGTTACAGGTGCTAGAGAGAGTAAAATCATCGAAGTAATTAATTAATTATGTTTGTAGAAACTGAGGAAAAAATCGAAGAACAGGCCGTTCTAAAGAGAGTTCCTCCTGGAGATAGATGGGAAACAACCGATGGAAAGAAGTTGTTCCCCAATCTAACTGCTGGGTTGGATTTTGTTTTCGGTCAAAGCGGAGTAACTGATTTCAAAGTATATGCCCGTAAAGGAGTTGTATGTACCGAACAAAAAATAGAAGTTCAGAAAGAAGTAACTAAGTATTCATTATATGGAGAAGAATAAGACATTAGTAATAGTTAGTGGGTATTTCAACCCCTTACATAGTGGACACATAGAATATTTAACAAAGAGTAAAGGATTAGGAGATTTTCTTTTTGTGATTGTTAATAACGACCATCAAAGAGAGATGAAAGGTTCTAAGCCATTTATGTTAGAAGATGAAAGAAAAACTATAATCCAATCTCTTAAGTGTGTAGATGCAGCTATGGTTGCAGTGGATACTGAAAGAACTGTCAATGAATCTATTAAGTTCATTATGAATTGGAGAGGAGATGAATTTGGTAGAGTTATCTTTGCTAATGGAGGAGACCAAAACCGAAGTACAATCGGAGAAACTAAATTGTGCGAAGAATTAGGTATCGAATTAGCTGATGGGTTAGGAGATAAGATTCAATCTTCCTCTTGGCTTTTAAATAACAAACAATGAGTTTTATAATTGGGGACAAATGTGTAAGTTGTATAGATGGAAGTTGTTTAAAGGTTTGTCCCGTTGATTGTATTCATGGACCAATTAACCCCACTGGAGAAGGATATGAGTTAGAAGGAATGAGTGCAGAAGATAGGGTGGGGAAGCAGTTATATATAGACCCATCGGTGTGTATTAATTGTGGTGCATGTGTACCTGAGTGTCCTGAGGATGCGATATATTCAGATGAAAAGGAAGCGATTATATCAGGTGATGAGAAATCAGTACATCTAAATTATGAGTTTTTTGGATTAACTTTTGGAAAAAAATAATATATTTATATTTACATTTATAACTTAAACAAATAAACATGAACACAATCATTTTAGTATTAGTAGTTTTAGGAGCTGCAGCTGGTATCACTTATTTTCTTATGAAAAAGGGAGTAGTTAAAGATGCAGACAATAATAACATTCCTGATGCAATCGAAGAGAAAGTAGAGCAGGTTAAAGCAGTTGTTAAAGAAACTAAAGTAAGAGCAAAAAGAGTTGTAGAAGAAACTAAAGATGTAGTTACTGCTGTTAAAGCAGTAGGTAAACAAGCATCTCAAGTAGCTAAAGCAACTACAACTTCTGAAGCTAGAAAAGGTAGAAAACCTGCAAAGAAGTAAGATACCAATATGGTTATCTCTTCTTTTTTGGAAAGGTATAATGATTATGAATCCCTCAATAAGGGGTTCATATCAAACATACCATTTCCCAATTTAGAAATTCCAAATTTTTTAGATTCCGAATCAGTTCTTAGTATGAAGAATGAGATTACGGATTCTTATAGAAAGCATAACAATCTATTAAAGAATTTTACTAGGAATGGTTCTCATATGGTAGAACTATGTGAAGCGGGGGATATTTGTCCGATTGCACATAATTTAATAGGAGATTTACATTCTAAGTATTTTGTAAATTGGTTAGAAAGAGTAACGGGTATCGATGGATTAATTCCAGACCCTTGGTTAATTGGGGCATCTTATATGAGATGTTATAGAGGAGATTCACTTCAAGTACATTCTGATTTTAATTGGAATGAAAAATTAAAACTCCATAGAAAATTAACATTAGTAATTTATCTTAATCCTGAATGGGAAGAAAGTTGGAATGGGGATATACAATTATGGGATAAGGATAGGAAAGAGTGTGTAACAAAATATTATCCATCAAATGGTAATATGGTTATCTGGCAACACCAAAAGAATGCATTTCATGGACATCCTAACCATTTAAATTGTCCAGAACATATTACAAGGGATGGGTTCAGATTGTTCTATTATGTATCGGATGCTACTCATAAAGAAGATGACCCTCCTCATAGAAGTTTGTATTGGTTTGATGAAAATACTAAAGAACCATACGATTTAAAAGAAAAAGCTTAATACTTATTTTTGAAAAAGATTTGGAAATACTAAAACATTTTCGTATCTTTGTGGTTATATATGAACAATTTATTATTAGTGAATTTTAACAAAAATTATAATTTAGAACGAAGTATTCTGACCTCTTTGCAGGTACAGACAAATTAGTAAACCACTGGGTGGGGGAGTGTATCCCTCACCCTTTATTTTTATATACACAAAACAATTAAACAACAAAAACAAACAAACATGAAAAAAATCGGAAAATTTCTCCTTTTGGCAATGATTACATTGTTATCATTAGGAGCAAACGCACAGGAAACAACTTCTGAAATTCAGGGATTGGTTTCTGACG